ACCTTTACGGAGATATTCCCCGGCACGTATAGCGATTGTAAGATTGCTGGTATGGACATGATCCCTCCTTGCTGCTACTATCTGCGTTCCGGGCGCTGCGGTACCGTTCATCTCCGGGTTGGTGTTATCGAAAAGTGCCTTATCTGCGTAAGACGTTTCCCCGTTTGCGATCCCTACCACGTTAAGGAGCCCCGCTGCTGGAGCAGTTGCCTTCAGTAAGAGCCCGTGATTTGTGGTGTTTGCATCCAAATCGGTGTTATTGTCTGGGGTTGCAAAGTCATCCAGTTTTGTAGCAGTGGTAGCAGCTCCAACATCTGCTGCAGTATAACCAAGTAGGGTCTTGATCGCAGTTATATTCAACGCCGCAATAGCCCCGCCCGTGATCCGGCCTAATAAGGTCTGCTCTGCTACCGTGACGGCTGCCGGGGTGTCGTCTGCTGTTGCCGCAAGGATACTATAAGCATCGTAATCCGCTTTATGGACCGCTGCCGCGTCGGTTCTTCCGTTGGTCATCCTGGTATCGGCGTTGTCAACGAGTTTATTTGATGTTGATACTGCCGTTCCGGAGGTTCCCGCGATCGCCGCTTTTTCGTCGGATGTTGGAAGGGTTGTGTGTGTGTGTCCGGAGGTTGCAGCGCCAATGTCGGACGCTGCCAGTGCATCGCCTCCTCCGGTTGCGTGTCGGGATTTGTGGGCCTTGAATGCAGATACAAATGCGTTATATTCCGTGGCCGGAAGTTGTTCGTTGCTTGCCGGGTTTGTCGGGTCAACCGCTGCCTGTTTGGTGTCGTCGTATGCCATTTATCCAGCTCCCGGGACCTCGTAATCATCCCATATCTTCCACATCACCGGCTCTAAGTACCAGATCGATCCATCTGTTCTCGTTACGTTCGGCTGGATAACGTAAACCCCGCCTTCATCGAGATCGTCCGTGTTCGTTGCATAATTGATAATGCAGTTCGTGAGCGTTGTGCTGGTGATGCTGTCCGGGGTCCAGGTGTCAATAGCCCCGCTCGGTTTTTGCACGTAGAGAGCAACCGCTGAAACCCCTGTTACCAGGTCCTCCCCGGATATGATCTCTAGTGCTGCTCCAACCGTCCCCTTCCAAATCCTGATTATGTCAACCATATTTTTTACCTCTCTATCCTGCTGTCGAGGATCGTAGTTTTCCCCATGTTCCCGCCCTGCGCTGTCAGACTGCTGGTAAGGCCCCGGCTGCTCCGGGTTGTCAGTGTCGTGGTCTCAACCCCGTGAGATGTGAGTGTAGCCGTGGCAAATGGCGGTAGTTCAGAATCCGGATTACCAAACGGGAAATCAAAAATAAGATGCCCGAATACGTTACTCTGGCTCATGCGGGAACACCACCGGGAACGAGTTTCGGGTTTAAACCTTCAATAACCGGCACAAAGGTCCCCCTGCAATTCGGATGCGTTTGCATATCGATTTCCGCTGCTTCTTCCAGCGTGAAAACCTGCCCGTCAATCGCCTTACATCCAAGATAGATTTTCCCGCCTACGTTGAACTCCCAATCGGTGCACGTCCGCTCGTCTTTCGTTTCCATCCGACGCATCTTTGTAACGCCTGATGATTCATACCGCAACCTGACAGCGGTATTAACGCTCTTCATCAGTTCCGTGCGGGCGATTGTTTCCGCTCTTGCGGGTCCGATGCCGTCAACGGCTACCTCTACCCGGGCAGATAGTTGCTTAACCGTTTCCCCGTTGATTGCGCCCTCTGAAACAGATCGGATAATCTCTTTCCCCATATCATTGGTAACACCCGAGAATGCCCCGGTATTACGGGCCTGGAGGGCTTCGATAACAGACTTATCATACGGCAGGTTGTAAGCGACGGTGATCTTATACGGGTGCAGGCCTTGCTGTGAGAACTTGATGCCTTTCAGGTACCCCTCCTTCGTTCGCTGCTCGATGATCTTCCTGTTCTCAATCTTTACCCGGCTTGCGGTTGCTGCAATGGCGGCGCTGTATGAGTTGATATCAATGGTCGGTCTGGATACCTCCTGCTTTTTCTTTACCGCTGCCTCTTCCAGTGCTGCTAGTACCTGTTCCCGGTATTGTGCAACCGCCTTCAGGAGATCCGTTTCTAACTGCTCGATTAGGCTGATTGTGTCGGTCGGGTCGTCCGGGATATTATCGGAGAGGTCAACGGGATTGGGCATTTTGTCCGTTACGCCTCCCCTGATTCAATCCCTAATGTGGTCTGGATAAGCCGCTTTGCCTTCACCTTTGCGGGGTCGTCGTCCCGGGCGAATGGATCGGCCTTCATGTAATCAATCCCCAGCTGGGCTTTCTGGAATTGCAACGGGGGTAGGGTGGACCCGGTACCCGCTTCGATAAGTGCCGATCCTTCCCCGTTCGGCAGTGGTGCATCCCCGACTTTTTCCCTAAGCTGGTCCTTCGTGAGTGCCCCGTATTTCGCCAGGAGTTCGCCCTGCTTGATTTTCAGTTCCGACTGATCGATCGTGGGTTCGGGGATGTCAACGATAATCCGGTATCGCTTCGGATCGTAGGCATTATAGATAAGATACGGCGCGAAAAGGTTCTGAATTGACCGCTCTAAATACCGATGAGTGCCCTTGATGTAACTCATGTAGAGTTGGTACTCAGGACCGGACGAGCCGCCGATTATCTGCGAGTCCCCGGTTGCTGAAAGAATATCAGAGGGTGAGAAGAACCTCCTTATCTGCATCCCGAGCTCGGTGATGGTGTCCATCGTCGCCCCGGTTGCGGTCATCCCGAGATTGATAACCTCCATATTCTCCCGGAGCTGGTAACGGTTGGTTGAGGACTCGTTTCTTAAAATCTTTTGAGCCCATTCTTTGTCATCGCCCCGTGGATTCGAGACCTTGATGAACCACAGGCCACCGGACCCGTAAATATTGACCTCCTGCATCTTCTTTGTCCATGCGAAGTTCAGCATGGTGATAATCGGCACGAGCGGAATAATTGACGAGGTTCCCCCGGGTTCGGTTGCCATCGGGTCAACAAGGAGATCGATGTTTTGAAGTTGCCTGATTACCCCGTCGCTCTGGTATTGCCAGAACTCGATCTCGTTCGTCTCGGGGTTCCAGAGGATACCGGGAAGGATGCGGTTTCTTACAGATCGGTAAGAGTAAGTGTAGCCTGAATTTGAGAAGGAGTATGGATGAAGAACGTTTAATTTTTGCAGCCTGAACTCCCGGCCCTCATAACCCCATACCTTGTTCATGGGTGACGGTCCCCATGATACGACATCCCTCCAGCGTCTTTGATAGGTGTCGTCGAGTGAGACTTCCGGGGCGTTTGCCATGTCCTCGAAGATCGCGGTTAGGTCGGTATCCTCCTTGTCTTTCTGGAGGTCCATGACTTTGATTTGAATTGCGTCCTGGAACAGGATCCGCTGCTGCTTATCAAGACCCTCCTTAATGTATTTGTTCTCCAGTTGTTTCTGGATCAGGTCGGCGTCTATTTTCGGCGCTGCAAACGGTTTCGAGCCCTTGATGTTCGAGAGCCACAGGTCCCCGCCTTCCACCGATAGATCGGTTGTTGTTGGTTGTTTCTTTGCTTTTGTTGCCATTTCACATCATCCCCGGAACGTCCCCGCTCCATCCGAAATCCATGTCATCACTGAACATCCCTTTATCCTCCGCTGTTACTTCGTTTAGTTTCGGCTCGTTTTCAAAATTCCTCACATTACCTAAAGTTAAATCTGAAAATGCGCCTGATAATGTATCAACAATATCATCATGCGCACCGTTTGGGAATATCGTAACTTCATCCAAAAACGTGGCGTTCCAAGGGCCTTTTACAATCCGAATGTTTCCCGCTTCCGCTGCTGCTGATACCGGGCGTGCCCGTTCAATCTTTGATCCGGTTGACCTCACGCCTTTGAAATCAAACCCTTTCAGGACGTATCGGGCATAATGATCGATTGTATTAACACCCGATGACCCGGGTTCCTGCTCCATCCTTTGCCCTACAAAAGAGGTATCCATAACTGCGGTTTGGTGAATGAGGGACTCCACTCCGGCTGGATTTTCCTGAACGTGTTTCAGGTCGATAACGTAGAATATCCCGTTTCTCTCTCCGAGTAATAACCCGGCAGTCCAGTCTCCTTTTCCCGACGTAGCGGATAGATCCCACCTTCGGATCTTTCTGCAGTCACTTGGAAAACTATCAACAATTGAGAACCAGTGATGTTTGAATAAACCACCCTCTGCGGGAGCAGGGCGCTGTTGATATAGTGCGGCAAATTCATAAGATCCCACTACACTCTTAATTGCTTCCAAGCGACTGGTAGAGTACTTATTCGGCCACAATGCCTCTCCAATCTCTCGGGGATCATCCTTTTGCCCCTCACCCTCTGCAATCGCGGGGAACTGAATAACCGTCCATTTTTCCTCATTGTCGTCTACTAAAGAGAGGATTCTGCCTGATAGATCATCCTCGTGCCACCTGGTTTGAGTGATAAGAATTTGGGCGTCTTTTTCCAATCGGGTGAAAAATGTTGAAGTGTACCAGTTCCATACCCTTTCGCGGTATGTGGGACTGTTCGCCTCCTCCCTGTTTTTGATCGGGTCGTCAATAATTCCGAAATTACAACCCATTCCGGTGATACCCCCGTTGACACCCGCAGAACGGTAAACCCCCCGGTGCCCGATCACTTCGAAGATATCAGAGTTTTTTAGGAAGTTCCCTTTTGCATCCGTCCTGATATTTTTCTGGTTTAATTTCGTATCCGGGAAGAGAGCGATATATTTTTGAGAGTCTATTATCCGCTGAACATCACGATTCATCATTGAGGCCAGATCGGCGGAATAGGAACAGGATATTATACTTGCGTCCGGGCATTTTCCAAAAATATATGCGGGTAATCGGCGGCTTACCAGCTCGCTTTTGCCGTGGCGGGGTGGCATAAAAACAAGTAAACGCTTGATCTTACCTGATACGAACTTATCCAGATATTCGCAGAGTAATTGATGGTGCCAGTTCACCTCATAATCATCCTTTGTGTACCGTGTGAACTCCAACAAGCTGCTTCTTGCCTTTCTCCGGTTAAGCAACTCACTCGCTGCGTCCGGTTGCGATACTTGCAAGCTCATCGTCACTTAGATCCTCTGCCTTGATGATACGGATGGGTCCGTTCGGTTTATCGCCTTTGAATGATCCGAGCACCTTACCTTTCAGTTCGATTTGTTTGTGCCTGGTATCGATGGCTTTCAGTGCTAGGTAGGGTTTTTGATCAGTTCCGGTTGTCGCGCTTTTGATGATCTCTTTCGTGGTCTCTTCAATTTCCCGGATCTCTTTCAGTAGATCGTCAGCCTCAACGATTTCCTGTGCTTTTACTGCTTTTGCAATTTTGGCGATAATGTGGCCTTTTGATACATGCCGTTTTAACGATGATTCCGAAAGTTCGAAATGGTGCGCTATGGTTCGTAATATCGCCCCTTCACGTGTGCACTCCTTATCGATCTCTTTCCGCTCGGGATGTTCACAGATCGTGCACTTCCGGCCTGCCATAATTACCCGTCCAGCCTCCCGCTGTCGATCTCATGCGCTACCAGGTTATACGCTGCGTTCACGGCCGGGTCTGATGTACCGCTGACCAGACCTTCGAGGAAAGCCAGGGTTTTCTTTTTTGATATGTGGTCGCTGGATATCGGGACCTGGTATGCTTTTCTCGGGGGTCGTGCTGCTGCAGGTTTATCGTCCATGTAATGCGGGGAAGGGATTCGAACCCTATTGCATATTGTATTGGGTTGTACCGAGCTATCAGTCAGATGAAGTCTGCATTACACCACACAATTTCTGTTGAAGAGATCGTGCTTGTTTATCCCCGCGTCTTGTTTTCCTTTTTTTAAACTGGGGGGTTTCCGTGAAAACCTGTGATAGGGGGGGTTTTCAACTCCTGTGTGATTTTTGTTTCCAGGTTCCCAGTTTTTTTGAGAGATGATCTTCCTGATTTTTCCCCGCCGCGTGATCAAGGTGGTTGAGAGCACGACAGGGATAGTCCCCTTCCCGGTCTGACCCGGCTAATCTTTTGTGGCGTTCAAGCGAAGGGGAAAAAGTATTTTTTTTATGCTGGTTTCAGGTGGTGATCGCCGCGTACACGCCCTTAAGGCGTTCCCACGTTCCCCGGAACTCCTCTTCGGTAATCTTGTCGTCGTATACGGCATCATCAACGGCGTCTATGGTCTTCCGCATTTCAGCGAGGATCTTTTTCCCCTTCTTGTACCGGAGATCGTTTACCACGTACCCCCCGACGATTCCGATTACCATCACGGCAATGGGGGTTACCAATTCAATAGGATCCATGTTTCCTTTCACCCCATCAGAACGGGCACATCTTCCCGAGCCCCTCAACTACCTGCGCCTTCGAGCATGAGCCTGTCGCAAAAAGTGCCTCGGCGGTTGCCATTACATCGGCCTGCCATTTCTGGAAGGCGGCGAGACGTTCGGCCGGGGTGAGTTTGTTCAGGGCGGCGTATCCAGCGGCAACAGGACCGGAATATTCAGCCGGTTTCAGGAGCTGGAACGAACGGAGTTTTGCCATTTCAGGCCTCCAGTTTTCCGGATCCTTTGATCAGTCCGTACTCGATATCATACCAGCATGACGGGACGGTGATCGTATAGGTTGCCAGTTTTTCGGCTTCCGCTTCTGCTACCTGCCGGAGTAACATTTCCTGTTCCTCGGGGTTGTGGTCGAAGGTGAGCCATCGTTTCGTCTGGTCGTTCATCTTGTAGGACCGACCGGGTATGATGTCCGGGGCGGAAACTACTTTCTCATCACCGGGATTGAAGTAACTGATCACTTCCTGGGTGGTAGTTGCTGCTTTTGTCGCCTTGCGGTTCTGAAGGTACGCGTATCCGAGCACGATCAGCCCCACGAAAGCTTCAAAAAACTGTGTTAAGGTTGGGGTATCCATTCTTTTTCACACTCTAGAGTGTCGGGGCTTTTTCATTCACCCTGCACAGGTGAGAAAAGGGGAAAAAAGAGGTTAAGGGCTATGAAGTGGATATAATTGCCTTTTTTTCTGGAATTGCCTTTCTTTTCTTTGATGCTCTGATCTCATCGTCCCTGATCATGTCCTCAATATCATATCCTCCCTCATTCAGAGCTCGGCACTTCGGGCATGTTTTCGGATGATTGGGATCATGGTTATGCAGAGAGGCTTTCAAAGCGTTGCGCCGTTTTCCGTCCGGAAGGCAGATTGTTTTCCCTTTTATGCACTTGTGGATAAGGTTCCAGTTCAGCCCTGCATATCCCCATGTCGGGCCGGGATCGTAAACGGTCATTCCTCCTCACCATTCCATTTTATTAGTTTGTTGATAGTGATCTCGGCGTCTTTTTCTAAGGATAAGTTGGTGATGTCTATTTCTTCTTCTTTGGTTTCAATCCAGATTTTTTTTACATTTCCTGATGGTGCAAATACAACGCACGTCACCGAGGCGTCATTGATTTGCGGGATTTTAATTTTCATTCCCCGACCAACTCCCTTAATTTCGGCAGGATGCACGCCATTTCAGATGTCTTTTTGAGTTTCCGGTAGAAGTCGCACATCCCGCAGTTCTTCTGGAGGCAGGCGATCTCAGCTGAAAAGACCTGTCGCTCAATCTCCCCGAAATATCGTTTCATGGTTTCGTGAGCTGGGACAAAGGCCCGGACGGTCTGGGCGGGGTCGAACATGCTTATCTTGTTGTGGTCCCGGTGAGAGGTGCAGATCAAACCCTGGCAAGCAGTGAGGGCACACTGGATATTATTGCAGCCTCTTGCATAGTTCATAGAGTACCGCCCCATTGTTTCCAGGTGTAGATAAAAGATAATAACAACAGTAGTAGCCCGACTGAGAGTCCAAGGAACATCATGCTAATTATCTGAATAAGGGTGTATTCAGTCATTCGCTCTCTCCATGAAAGAAATTATGGAGGCGTTGCCACTCTGGATCTGATTCATCTGTGTATCTTTGATCGCACATCCGCTTATAGATCCGCGATTTGCAGGCTTCTTCCGGGGTTTGACCCTGCTTAACCCCTTCCTCATCAAGGATTTCTTTCATCGTCCCGTCCTCC